AATAAGTGGGATCAGAAAATGTTTGAACGTGAATGTTTAGCAGTAGCTTATCCAGTAAATTTAGAGGTAGGACAGGCACATCTATTTCATCAAGAAATACTACATGGTAATGTGAATAATAAAACTGATATTACTAGAATGGCTATAGATTGGCATGTACTATTAGAAGGAGAAGAATTTGGGGGCAGACTCCCTGGTGGATTCTTTAGATTACCTAATGATACAGAGTATAAGGTAATAGATCATACAAATCATACCTGTGTAGGATACATAGGTAATAACACAAACTATGATAAAGACATTCCTCTTAATTTACAAAGAGATGCTTTACGTACATTTTGTAAAACTCGTAGTATACCTAATAATATGATGCAAGTTGAAAATGAATATCTACATTGGATGCCTATATTAGAAGAGTTGTTAGAATCAGAAATAGATGTTATAGTTATGAGTAGTATATACTCTTTACCTGATGAAATAGTTAGAAGAGATAAGTTGTTAAATTTAGCACTAGCAAATAAAATTACTATATGGTTTGTTAATGAAGAGTTTTGTTTAAATACAGAAGAAGAAAAAGAAAAAATTAATACATATTTAAATTTTGGACATAAGCATAAAGGATGGATGCCGTGGGAGACATGATATTACAAGAAACTAGTATAAATTATGATTTATCTTTTATACATAATATTGAATGGTTTAGCTATAAAGACCCTTTAAAAGATATTATGACTCACCAACTTAAGGAACTGCATGCACCATATGGAGGTATGCCCTCTAGCTATACAGATGAAAATACTATCATATATCAAAAATTCTTATCTAAGTCTGAAATAGATTATGAGATCTTAAGTCAGCAAACAAATATAGATATATATACTGTATCCGTAATAAGACAAAGACCAGGAAATTGTATACCTTTACATGTAGATAAATTCTATAAACTAAGGCAAATTAAACCTGATGGTAAACCTGTTAGGGCTAATATTTTTGTAGAAGATTGGGCAGACGGACATATACTTCAGTTTGGACACGAGTTAAAATGGAATTGGAAAAAGAATACAGGATGGATATTTAATGAGCATACTCCTCATCTATCAGGCAATTGTGGTATGCAAGATAAATATACCCTACAACTATCAGGATTTTTTAAGTAATGGCAATTAGATATACAAATTTACCAGATAATAAAAGTAAACCTTTTGGCGGAGCATATAGTGTTCATGATAGAGAGTTAACTACTTATAGAGATGAAACTATAAGAATGTTTACTGTTAATAATAATTATACAGAAAAAAATGCAGAAATAATTAAACAAGACTTTCTACAAACATACAAACAATGGATGTTTAGCCATTTTCCAAGAGTTAAAGGAGTAGAGCAATATACTCATATGTGTTTTACACAAGGAACTACAGAATCTTTTGCACAGTTTTATATTAGGTATAGAGATAATCATAGACTACGAATAGCAAAAGGTGAATATTTCTATAACCAAATGATGAAATCATTATGGTATAGCGATAATTTTGCTTGGTTAGACGATGAACCTATTAAAGAAGGTGATGTAGTATTATTGAGTGTTCCTTTTGCTGATACAGGCGCAGTGCCTAGTAGTCTTGAAAAAATATTGTGTGATTGTGATAGGCTAAAAGTTCCTGTTATGTTAGATTTAGCATATCTTAATCTAGCTATAGATTTAGACTTTGATCTATCGCATCCTTGTATAGAATATGTAGTATCATCCTTATCTAAAGTATTTCCTATAGAGAATCATAGAGTTGGCATACGTTTACAAAAAGAACCTTTTGAAGATCAAATATATGTAATAAATGAATATAACTATAATTATATTAATTTACTAAGTGCATTTCTTGGCACTGCTATGATGAAAAAATTTCCTGCTGATTATGTATTTAGTAAATATCATGATAAGCAACTTGCACTTTGTCAAAAACTTGATTTAGTACCTTCCTATTGTGTATATTTTGGTATAGACTATTCTGGACGCTTTAGAGAATATAACAGAGGTGGTAATGGAAATAGGCTATGTTTCTCAAGAATATGGGATGGAAGAATGAAGTATGACTTGTAATAATGATTGGGATGAACTACAAGAAATTATAGTAGGTACAGCTGATTATTGTAATATACCTATACCTAATATTAGTACGTTAAAATGTCAGTACCCAGAGTTCGAAGAAGAGTATATTAAATCCGTAGCAGGATTTTATCCTCAACAAATTATAGATGAACAAAATGAAGATCTTGAAGTACTGAGTAATACATTAAAGTCTTTAGGTGTAAAAGTACATAGACCAAATACACAATATGCAGAAGCCAATACGCAATCACCTACATGGAAGGGTAAAAACTGGCATTATTACTCTCCCAGAGATCTTACACTTATTATAGATGATAAAATTATAGAGACACCTTCTCCTATATGGAATAGACAATTTGAAACCTGGGGATATAGAGATATTTTTACACAAATGTTTCGTGAAGGATGTACATGGTTAAAGGCTCCTATACCTTTACTATTTGATAAAAACTACAAAGAAGATACAAACGGAGTCCCTGCATTAAATAATGAAGAGATCTTATTTGAGGCAGCTAATTGTGTACGTGTAAACGATGATATATTATATCAAATATCTAATACAGGAAATAGACTCGGTGGTGAATGGTTACAGCGTATATTAGGCAGTAAATATAAAGTTCATATAGTAGAAGGTTTATATTCATATGCACATTTAGATAGTACTATTGTACCAGTAAGAGAAGGTTTAGTATTATATAACGCAAGTAGAGTAAATATAGATAATGAACCTGAATTATTTAAATCTTGGGATAAGATTTGGATAAATGAATGTGTTGGAGAAACAACAGCACCAGCTGGATTACCTTGGGGAGCAAGTGAATGGATTGGTATGAATTTTCTTAGTGTAAACCCAAATCTTGCTATTGTAGATAAAAAACAAATAGAAATTCATGAAAAACTTAATGCTGTAGGTATCGAAACTATACCTTTAGAACTAAGGCATGATAGACTTTTAGCAGGCGGATTTCATTGTGTTACTTTAGATCTAAAAAGAAAGAGAGCCTCATAGTAGATGGCATATAATAAAAGTAAGGCTAAAGGTTCAGCTTATGAGCAAAAAATAGCTACACTATTAAGTAAAGAATTTGATGTAGAGTTTAGAAGGGTTCCATTATCTGGGGCAATAGATTATTTAAAAGGAGATATATGGACACCACATGATACTGCATGGTGGCCTTATTGTATTGAGTGTAAACATTATAAAGAGATTCAATGGAATAATTTGTTAACTTCCAAAACTACTAATATATTTGGATTTTGGGAACAAACAGTGCGTGAAGCAGAAGTAATGAAAAAGAAACCTCTATTACTATTTAGATGGGATAGATCTAAAGATTTTGCAGCATATGATGATGATACAGAAGTTGAAGACTATGTAGAGATTTCATCTTTTGGGCATAAGTTTAAAATATCTAGATTAGATGACTGGATTAAAGCAGTAAAGAAAGCTGATAAGTTACCTAAGTATAGGGAAGAGAAGTGATATAGCTATTGCTAACTTGTTTTATATTTGTTATATTTATTTATAAACACAGGAGATAAATATGACTAAATCATGGAATGATCTTGCAGATGTGCAAGAGACTGACTACTCAGATCACAACAATCTATTAATTATTGATGCAAATAATTTATCATACCGCTGGCTTCGTAGACCAAATCACGATTCTTTTGCAGATGACTTTATTCGCACTATCGAATCACTAGCAAAGTCGTATCAAGCTAAACGTACTATTGTATGTTTTGACTTTGGTAAAAGCTATTATCGCATGGAAATGCTAGAAGACTACAAAGGCACTCGTACAAAATCTGATGATCCTGATGAAGTAAAACGCTTTGAAGAGTTCTTTGCAGTACTTAATTCTCTCCCAGATGAAATTCATGATGAGGTAGTAAAGTTTCGAGGTGTTGAAGCTGACGATACTCTTGCGTGGATTACCCAGAATCTATCACAGAACTACAATCATACTTGGGTTGTATCTTCAGATAAAGATTTGCTTCAACTAATCAAAGAAGATGTATCAGTATTCAATATATTCGGACGTAAAGAAGTAACACTAGAAACTCTACAAGAAGATCTAGAACTCACACCTGCACAGTTTATGATGTCTAGAATTATTGAAGGCGACAAAGGCGATAATATTATAGGTATTGAAGGTATCGGACCTAAACGTGCACAAGGACTAGCTAAAGAGTATAAAACTTTAGATAATCTATTGGCAGCTTTACCACTAAAAGGTCGTGCTAAATATATACAAAATCTAAATGCAGGTAAAGAAAGATTAATTAGAAACGAGAATCTAATTAATCTAAAGTATTGTACCGAGGCTATTTTAGCCGGTAAAGAAGGGGAAGAAGCACTTGACCGACTCTCAGATCTGTGAAATTGCCATTGAAAAAAGTACTACAGCAAAACATTTAGAACAGATATATAGTTGTGAATGGGGATTCAATCAAAACTCTACTATAGATCCTTTCTATATGCTAAGAGCCTGTATAACTAAACCTGTAACTTTTCCTTCTGGACAAATGATTCCTATTCCTACAGGAATATACCCTCAGTTAAAAAATCCTAACTTTAGTATAGAAATTAATTCATTTAGTGATTTAGTTTATGAACAAGGTATTGCATTAGCTGATGGTATCTCTATGTGTGAATATACATTTAGGAATGAAATATGGTTATTACTTCAAAATAATTCTAAACAAGTACAAACCCTACACCCTACTCAAAAAGTTGCAACTTTTTCTGTAAATTATAGACCACGAATGGTAATAAATTACGTTGATCAGATAGAAGATATTGCTTGGAAAAATTCATCAGCAAAGAATTATATCCAAAAAATTAAAAAGAAAATTAGTCCTGAAATATATGATCTAAAACATAGTAAACCACCTTTAGAAGATATGAACTATAGTAGAGAAACTGTAGAACTATATAAAAAAGGAGGAATCGGAACACACGGACTAGATAGTTATGTAACAGACGTAAAACTAGTTCAAGAAGACGAAGTAGAAGAAATAACAGGAGTAAAGCCAAGTGAAAGCTAAGTTAATGGGGTATACGCAAGTTATGCCTGGAGCATTTATAGGTATTGATAATCTACAAGATTTTGTAGCATATTGTGCTAGAGTATCTAATCCTACAAATCAAATGAATAATGAAACAGCTGAAAAATTAATTAAGTATCTAATTAAACATAAACATTGGTCACCTCTTGAGATGGTGTCTGCTACTATGGAGATAGAAACTACAAGAGATATTGCACGACAACTTCTAAGACATCGTTCATTTTCTTTTCAAGAATTTAGTCAACGATATGCTGATCCTGCAGATATGGGTGTTAATTATTTTGAAACATCAGAAGCTAGGCTACAAGATACAAAGAATCGTCAAAATAGTATCGAAACTGATGATGAAGAACTTCAAAATATGTGGAACATAAAACAACATGCGGTAATGCAGGAAGCAGAAGAAGCATATGATTGGGCTATTGAAAATGGTATTGCTAAAGAACAGGCTAGAAAAGTATTACCAGAAGGATTAACGCTTTCTAAACTTTATGCAAATGGCACCCTTCGTTCATGGGTTCACTATATAGAGCTAAGAAGTGCTAATGGCACGCAGAAAGAACATATGGAATTAGCTAAGGCGTGTGGACAAGCTATAGCACAGGTATTCCCATTAGTTAAGGATCTTTAATGTCTGTAGGTTTTCTTACACAATATTATAGAGGACTAGGACATTCTCAGCGTATAAAGTTTATAGCTGAGAAAACGGCTGAGTATACTGATGTAGTAATTATGGATCAGTTGTTTAGACCTCCTATTGAGTATAAAGTTCCTCATATAGCTTTTTTAGGAGACTATACTTTATCAGATATTAATAAAGTTTTTCAATTTATACAACAACCTGCTATGATCAATTTTAGAATTAAACAATTTATAGAAACTATTGAAAAATATAAAGTAAAAGTATTAGTATGTGAAGGATTTCCTTTTTGTAGACAACAATTTGCTCATGAATATTTCAGATACTTAGAGGAATGTAAAAGACGAGGTATAAAAATTATTATATCTGTAAGAGACTTTCCTTGGGATGAGCCACACCATAATCAGTTACAAGATTGGGTATTATACACTCAAAATATAGTATGTAAATACTATGCTGATTCTATACTTGTACATGGTGATAAAAGGATATTACCTCTTATAAGTGATAGAACTAAACAAGCTAACTCAGTCCAAATTATAAAAGATATTGAACATATAGTTAAGTATACGGGATATGTATGTGACGAAGACCAACCAATACATAACCAAAAAGATAATAATATATATGTTAGCACAGGATTAAATAAAGATGAATCAGTATTATTATTTAAAAAAATTGCAGAAA